TCAGGACCTTCATTGTGAACATGCTCAAGGCGCTGGAGCGGGAGGAGTTCATTCATATCAGCCAGGTGATGGAGTGGAAACAGGAGCTGGTGGAGCTGAAAATTGTGAAGACCCTGGAGACCAGCCGCGTGATGGACCGGAAAAAGTACCTGAAGATGGTCCGGTACCGGGAGATGGGTCTGACACAGAAAGAGACGGCAAAGCTCCTGGACGTGAGCAAGGACGTGGTCAAGTATTATGAGGCCATCCCCAGAAAGTATGAGCTGAAGCTCTTGAAAGGGGGTGCTACATCATGAATGAAAACCCCCAATCAAAAATCAACAATCAAAAATCATCAATCCCCAGGTCTTATGTGGATGATGCGGTGGATGATCTTTATGGCCTGTGGAAACAGTTGGGCGCCGTCATCTTTCTGATGGGAGGTTCTCATACCAATATGGGCAGTGCGAGAGATGACCTGAGGGCCTATCTTTCAAACATTTCGGACCAGGTTTTAAAGGTCACCATGTTTCTGTCGGATTGCCGGCGTCAGGGCCTTAAAATTTAAGGACTTGACAAAAGAAAAAAGGTGTTTTAAGGTAGCTTTTAAATTGTAAGTTGTCGAATTTGTTGGCCGGAGGGTTTCCGGCCGGAAATGTCGGGTAAAAATAAAGCCCGGTTGTTTTGAAGGTGTCAATGTCGGTGTTGATGTCGTTCAGAGCAGCCGGGCTTTTTTGTTGGAGGAGCGGCCTGGCGGCCTTGAGGAGCGCTTCGCTTGAGGGGCGGGCCTATCGGCCCTTGAGGGAAGAGGCAATGTAAAGCGCGATAGAGATTAGTGGGGGATTCGAATTCCCCCGCTTCAGAAATACCACCCGAGGAGAGGGGCAGTGATCCTGGTCATCCCGGTGAGACCCCGGGGCGGGGGCTCGGAGGTGCTTCCTGAGCCTTGCGAGATCCAGGGAGAGCCCCAAAAGATTTCCGGCCTGCGGGCGCCCAAAGGCCGGATAGCCTGATTGAGATCGTGATGTGGGCAGCCCCATCGTTTGACTGTTGCCGGAGCACGGGAGATGGGAGGGTCACCGGATCAGTCAGGTGAATGCGAATCGCCCACAGGTATCCGGGAGGATGGCGTGACCGAATAAAAAATATCCTCCCATCGACGAATGGGTGGGCTCTGGCCCACCTGTCTCTAAGAGGCAATCATGATCCGGGTTAAAAACACCGCTGTGCTTGAGAGCATGCTGATTCACCCGGCGCATCCGAAATTGATCGAGCTGTTGAAGTGGGTCTCGGTGCGGTATTCGGACGTGGTTTTTACGGAAGGGTTCGAAGAGCGGGCTTATCCATCGGTTCATTCGACGATTCCGTTTCGGGGGATGGATATTCGATCATATATCTATCAGGACCCGGCGGCGGTCGTCGAAGATATCAACGCGAACTGGGTTTATGATCCCAGCAGGAAGCATCTGAAATGTTCCTTATTCCACAACACCGGGAGGGGTGCTCACATCCACCTCCAGGTTCATGAAAACACCATTTGGCGGAAGGAGGGGACGCCATGACAGCGCGAACAAGAAAGATTGACTCGGGACAGGGGTTTGATTTTGAGAGTTTTCTCCATATCGGGGCTGTCGGGATTATGCTGGCGGTCTGCGTGTTTTTTGAGAGGGTCGGCGAGGCTGCCGTGGCGATCGGCAAAAAGGTGATCAGCCCGAACGGTCTTCTGACATGCGCCATCGTGTTCATGATCGCGGCCTGTTTGATTCTGGGGGGGGGCTGCAAAACGGCTCCTAAATGCTCGCCGTGCCCGCCCGAGAAGGCATATATCTTTCATCCGTATTACGGACCGATGGTCATCCCTAAAGGGTTTTTCGACGACAAGGAGTACTGGAAGACGGAGGAGGAATTCCGGGAGCTTATGGAACCCGAGTCGGAAAAAGAGGACGGAAGACAGAAGAGAGAGGACAGACGACAGAAAACAGACGACGGCGGACAGAAGGAGAGCATTTGAGACGAGGGAAGGAGCGGCCTGGCGGCGTAAAGAGCGGCCTAGCGGCCTTGAGGAGCGCTTCGCTTGAGGAGCGGGCCTGACGGCCCTTGAGGGACGAGGGAAATGAAGAAACAGTTTGTTTTTTTGATGCTGATGGCGGTGGTTTCGGTGGGCTGTAACGCGGCGGTCAGGAAAGACGCGATCAATCTGAGCCGGGAGGACGTGGCCAACGTGGAGACGCTGCGGGAGATATCCAGGAACCTGCTCAAGACCTGGCCGATCTATGCGGGGATGATCAACGGGGCGATGGATACGAAGAAACTGCCCCAGGAGGCGGTTGACGCGATGATCGAACTGAGGGAGCTGGCCGGGAAAAAAGACACGCTCTCGGATTTCGACCTGGGCCGGAACCTGGGGCTCCAGATCAGGGTGCGGGCCGAGACCGTGAAGCTTGCGCTCAGGATGCTTGCACCTGGGTTGATGGAAACGCTGATCGGGATGGGGTTTTGAGACCTTAAGCGAAGCGCTCCTCGAGTGAAACGATCCTCAAGCGCAGCGCTCCTTTAACGAAGTGATCTTTTTCGGGAGGAAAACATCATGATGAAGGGTTGGAAGACGTGGACAGGATGCCTTATTGCAGTGGCAATGGGGTTTTATTTGGTGCTTTTTTCGGATCGCTACGAGTTCGGGGCTGGGCTGATCTCTATCGGCTTTATGGCGATGGGCATCGGTCACAAAATCGAAAAAGCGAAATAAGCCAGGGAGGCCGGGGATGAGCGAGGATAAAAAGAGGAAAATCCAAAAATTGAAACTGGCGCTGCTTGAGTTCCTGGGGGCGAATGCCCGGCATTACGGGGACCTGACAAGAATGGAACAATCTGTTGAGGATCTCGCTCAGGCCCTGAATACAAGGCTGGATCAGCTTCTTTTGGCGGCCGAGGGCGGCGCACCGGACGAGCAGGAACCGGAGAGCCCCAGGGAGCGCCTGGCCGGGAAATTCTTGGAGGTGGGGGCGCTGCTGTCGCAGGCCGGGAACGTGGACGAGGAGACGGCGGATGAATTCGAGACGGCCATTGATCTGTTGGACGCGGCGAGCGATTTCAGGCGGAAAGCGGCATCCCTCCAGGATAAGGCAGAGACAGGGATCGTCAAGGAAAAGCGCAACAAGGGCAGCTAGCCCATGACGCCCTACATGATCAAGATGATCGCGGCCAGCAAGGACGTGGCCCTGGTCATGAGCCTGGTGTTTAATGTGATTGCATGCGCCGCCATATGGCGGTTGTGGCAGGACAAGGTCAAGCTGGAAGACAAGATCATGATAATCCTCTCCGACGTGCTGAAAAAGTACCTGCGGATGCGAAAATGATCAGGAAGATTATGAAAATTCGGCTGAATGGCTGCCTGAGGCGGCTCAGGCTGCGGCTTGTCTTTATGGCCTTAGAGAACATACTGGCGGAGAAAAGGGTCGATGGCTGAGGCGCGTTCGAAGGCGTATTCGTTCGCAAAACGAGACCAGGCTGAAGAGCTCTATGTGGAGCAAGACCTGACCTATGAACAGGTGAGCGAAAGGCTCGGCGTGGCCGTGCCGACGCTCAAACAATGGTCGAAAAAATACGACTGGACGGAGAAACGCCTGGATTACCGCAACGCCGGCGCATCCCTCAAGGCGAGCCTGATCAAGCTGCGACAATCGATGATCGAGAAGGCCATCAGATCCCTTAAACCGCAGGACGTCTTTGCCGTATCGAGCATCGTCAATGCCATGAAGACCGTGGCAAGCGTGCAGGCCGCCGAAGATGAGGAAGCCGCTTTTGAACCGAGGGAGATCCGGACTGCAGGGGATGCCATTGATGCTTTGCAAGAGGCCATAAACCGCAAGCTTCAGCGCATGTTGGGGAGACCCGAGATCGTTGATCTCAAAGCGGTGAAAGAGGTCAAGGAGGCGATGACGATGGTGGATGACATGAAAAAGAGCACTGAAGCAGCTCCCGAGGAAGGGCGCAAGAAAAAACTGGATCCGGAAGTCCTCCGGGCCATCAGGGAGGAGGTTTACGGTCTTGTCTGATCCTGCCATCAGGCTGACGGAATATCAGAAAAACTGGGTGAACGACAGGAGCCGGTTCAAGATCGGCGCCATCACCCGGCAGGGGGGGAAGTCTTTCGGGACATCGCTGGAGGCCGTGCTCGATTGTCTCGAGGCGGTGACCACGTGGGTGTTTCTTTCTGCCGGGGAGCGGCAGTCTAAAGAGCTGATGGGCAAGGCCGCCATGCATGCCAGGGCCACGGGGAAGGCCATCAAGGAGATGGAGAGCGAGTTCTGGGTCGACAAGGACACAAGGTACAAGCAGCTGGAAATCGTTTTTCCGAACGGATCGCGCATCATCGGGCTGCCTGCCAACCCGGATACGGCCAGGGGCTGGTCGGCCAATATCCTCCTGGATGAGTTTGCACTGCATAGAGACAGCCGCGAAATATGGAAATCGCTTTTTCCTACGGTCACCAGGGGTTATAAGATCCGCATGATTTCAACTTTCAAGGGAAAGACCGATAAGTTTTACGAGCTTTTTTTCGGGGCGCCGACGCTTCAAACATATACGGGGGATGAATATGAGCATGTGGGAGAGCGGGGCGGATGGAGCAAGCATTTTATCGACATTTACCAGGCCGTCCGGATGGGGCTCGACCTGGTGGATGACGAGGGGAAGCCCATCGAGCCCGAGGATCTCCGGCTCGCCTTGAATGACGATGACGCCTGGCAGGAGGAGTTCGAGTGCATACCGTCAGACGAGGTCTCGGCGTTTCTGACCCATGAGCTGATAAGCGCCGTGGAGGATGTGAAGCTCGAGAAGGAGCCCGTATGGGCCGGGAAGCTGATTGCGGCTGCTGAGGCCAATTACCTGGAGTTTAAAAGAACCAAAGTCAGGCCGGCGCTGCCGCTTGATGTTCTTTCAAAGATCGAGTTTCTGGGCGAGCTTTTCGTGGGCATGGACATCGGGCGGAAGAAGGATCTCAGCGTCATCTGGTTAGATCAGAAAGTGGATACTTTTTTGCAGACCGCAGCCGTCATCGAGCTGAAGCGGCAGCCGTTTTTTGTCCAGGAGCAAGTACTCCATGCGATTTTAAGCCGCAAGGAATTCAGGCGGGCCTGTATCGACGAGACGGGCATCGGCGCCCAGTTAGCGGAGGGCGCACAGGATCTTTTCGGCAGCTACAGGGTGGAGGGGATTCCTTTTACGGCGGAGAGCAAGGAAACCCTGGCCGTGGGATTGAAGCAGAATTTCGAGGATCGTGGCAGCCAGATCCCGTCGGACAACGTGATCAGGAGTTCGCTTCACAGCGTCAAGAAATTTGCCACGACCACAAAGCATTTCCGTTTCGACGCGGAGCGCACGGACGCCACGGGACACGCGGATCATTTCTGGGCCAAGGCGCTGAGCACGCAGGCGGGAAGCAGCAATGTGCAGGCGGCCTGCGCGGGGACGGATCCGGAGAAGAAGGGGAGTGTGACCGGGAAGGCGAGGGGGATGCTGGTTGGGAGCGGCGGGTTGTTCGGGCGATTTAACAGACGACAGACGACAGAGGACAGACGACGGACGGCAGCGGGCGGAAGGTGAGCGGATGGGCATACGGGAGAGGATAGCGAAGGTCATTGCGCCGCAGATGCGGAATGAGGCGGAGATCCGGGAGATCGTGAAGGAGGAGACCACGAAGGCGGTCACGAAGGCCCGGATGGCGCTGCCTGTTACGGCCAGCTATGATCCCAACAATGAGGGATACCGCCGAATGATGGGCGGGCAGCAGATCAGGGATCTCTATGCGACAGACCAGGACCGTATGCTCCAGGTGGCTTATTTCATGTGGGACAACTCGGCCATGACACGGGGCATGGCCTTGATGGATAAGGCCTTCATGTTCGGGGAGCCCATCAGTGTGACGTGTGAGGATGATGATGTGGGTGAGGTGGTTCTTCGATTCCTGGAAGATTCGGATAATAACGTGTTGACGGCGTTTCCCGAGTGGATGTTGTGGTACGGGCTTCTGGGAGAGCAGTGCTGGCCCGTGACGGTGAACCCGCACAACGGGCACGTAACATTGGGGTACGAGGATCCTGCGGGCATCAAATCTGTTTTCGTGAGCGGGACAAACAAGAAACTGGCCGTCCAGGTGGCCATGCAGGGGACGGCGGGGCGGCCGGGAAAGAAATACGCCACCATCCGGGTGGACAAGAATTTCAGGTCAAAGACGTACGGCCGGCTGGTGGGGGACTGTTTCTTTTTTGCAATGAATAAACCGCCCAATTCTCCTCGGGGGCGGTCGGATTTTTTGACGCTCTTTGACTGGATCGACGGCCTCGAGCGGTATGGATACAACTATCTGGAGCGGGCGGAGTTTTTATTGAATTTCGTCTGGGATGTGCTCCTTAAGGGTATGAACGAGGACCAGATCCGGGAGTGGCTTCAGAATAACTCTGCGCCGGATCCGGGATCCCTCAGGGCGCATAACGAGAATGTGGAATGGAACGTGGTGGCGCCGGACATGAAGGCCCACGATGTTACGAAGGGTTTTGATATGGGAAAGAGCTTCATCATGGGGGCGGCGAGGAGGCCGGACTCGTGGTGGGGCGGGGGCGGAAAGGCCTATCAGACCGAGGCCGAGCAGTTCGGACAGGTCCCCATCAAGGACCTGGATGAGAGGCAGCGGTACTATAAGAGCATTCTGGAGTTCGTGATCCGGTTTCAGGTGGACCAGGCGGTGATCGCGGGGCGATTGAGCGAGGAAAAGGCGGCCACCGGCTTCGAGGTGAGCATGCCGGAGATCAGCAAGAAAGACTTGACGAAGCTGATCAACGGGGTCCCCCAGCTTGCCACGGCCCTGGCGGTGGCGGAGACCAACGGGTGGATCATGGGAGAGTCGGCGGCCAAGATTTTCGCGACGATCATGGGGCAGCTGGGCGTTGAAATCGATGTGCAGGCGGAGATGGAGGCGGCCAGGGAGAAGACGGATGACGGAGGACAGGTGACGGAAGACTATCGGGATTGATGATTGATGATTGTCGATTGTTGATTGAGGAGGTCGCAATGGCAGAGGGGAAGTCGAACGAAATTTTAGTGGCCCTTGAATCAGGGCATTACAAAAATGTAAAGGGAACATGGAAGGGCGATTCAGTCTGGATGCATATCTTCAAGGAAGGCGGCGGCATGATCCATGTGAACAAAGACAAGGTCGAATATATTGAAACCTTTGAGTCAAAAAAACCGAAATGAAAACATTTTTACATTTTTTGCCTCAAGCGAAGCGCTCCTCTAGCGCAGCGATCCTCAAGCGATAGCGCTCATGACTCGCAGAGAACGCGCATACAACCGGAAGGTGCAGGAACTGATCGACAAAGTCGGAAGGTTGGAAGATGGAGAAGTTGAGAAGGTGAAAAAAGTTCTGGGTAATGCGAGGACCCTGGTGGCGGCTTCGGTGGCTTCGACCAAGTGGGATATCTTTTGGATCCAGCAGCACAAGGAGGCCGTGGAAAGAGCCATTGAGGGTTTCAGGCAGCGGTACCTGGCGGGGCAGAGGGAGGCCTTGAGCAATATGTGGAACGCGGGAGTTGACGCGGTGGATCTGCCTTTGCATTTTGTGGGTGTAAGGACCGGGATGACGCCGGAATTGTCTTTGAGTTCGCTGGAAATCATGCAGGGGTACTCGGCGGACCTGATCAAGGGGCTTACGGCGGACGCGCTCAAGAAAGTGAATAACGAGGTTACCCTGGGGATCATGGGCGGAAAGCAGCCCTTCGAGGCCATGAAGGCGATCGGAAGGAATTTGACGGACAAAAGTGTTTTCAAAAGTATTGCGACACGGGCCGAGACGATTACGAGAACGGAGATGGCACGGGTTCACAGCTCTGCAAGAGAAGCGAGGATAAAGGCGACGGTGGAGGCAGGGACGGATCCCGAGATGACGTGGCAGAAAAAGTGGATCAGCTCCGGGAAGGCGAAGCCCAGGGATCATCATGAGGGGCTGGACGGGGTCGTCATCGATGTTGATGAAGATTTCCTGGGGTATATTCCGTATCCCCATGCGCCGGGGCTCCCGGCCGATGAAGTGGTCAACTGCGGTTGAACCCACGTGCTCACCTCTCCGGACTGGGAGGGGATGCCTAAGACGTGGGAGAAAATAGAATCACAGGAAAGAGCAATATACGATTGAAAACGTCTTTCAATCACCAATCACCAATCATAAATCATCAATGGAGGGTTTGTCATGGCAAAGGACGATGATCTGAAGAAAAGGGAGAAGGCGCTGGCCGATAGGGAGAAGGCGCTGGACGATAGGGAAGAAAAAATTATCGTGAAAGAGAAGACGCTGGCCAAAAAGGAAAAGGATCTTGATAACCAGAAAAAGGCGTTGGATGAGAAAGAGCGGGCCACTATGGCCGAGTTCATTTCAGTTGACGAGATCGAAGAGGAGCCGGAGCTGACAAAGAAAGAGCTGGCCCTGGTGGGTGAAGGGTGCGATGCGTATGGCATAGACCCGAAGTACGTGCTCAAGGCAAGGATCGATAAAGTCACGGGTGAAGCGGTGATCCTGACGGCAGGCGGCGCCAGTGTGCGGTTTTCAAAGGACATGAAAAACATCGTGCCCCTCGATGCCGTTCGGGTTGACGGGATTGTCAGGAAGAGGATGAGGCCTTTGACGGGGAATAAAAAGAAATAGGTCGAAAAGTCGAAAGTCAAAGAAACTTTTAGACTCTTAGACTCTGCGACTTTTAGACCCAGGGTTTTTTGGGAGAAAAAAATGAAGGGCGATAAGCGATCGAAAAAGGATGATAAACGGTCAAAGCAGGACGTGAGCCTGGACGATGTGAGGGATATGCTCTGGAAGGCGCTGGATGAAAAGGACGCGGGCGCTTATCTGCAATCGGTTTACGGCGGTTACATTATTTACGAAAAAGACGGGAAGTATTTCAGGCTGCCCTATTCCATCCTTGAGGGGGATGTCCGGTTCGGCGAGCGGGCCATAGAGGTGGAGCGCATCTGGGTGGAGGCGCGGGAGAGAAACGAGGACGTGGACGACGGCCTGACCGTGAACGTGAGGCTGGGGGCCGCCCTTGATCCCGAGGGGGCGTCGTGGGAGGTGATCATCTGCGAACCCGGGTTTACAAAGCACGCGTTTCCCTGGTTTCTGGGGGAGGACGTGCTCAGGGAGGCGGCGGATGAGGGGCTTTTCGAGAACGTGGACGTGAATCTCTACGAGCTGCCCGAAAAAGGGCCGACACACATCCCGGAGGCCCTTTTCGACATCAAGAGCCTGCTGGCGAGAAACAAGGTGGCGTGGATCGACAAGGTGACGTTCGTTGCCGGTGAAGGGCTCAAGGGGGTGCTACATTTTCTGGATTCTTTCAAGTGGATCGGGCGGAACCTGCTGGATGCCATGACACAGGGGGCCAAGGTCTACGGGCTGAGCTATGACTGCCCGGTGGTGGCGAGGAAGGAAAGTATACAAGGGAAAGATGCGCTCAGCGTGAGGAAAATTTTGAGTGCTGACTCCGTGGATATAGTGACACGCCCGGCGGCGGGCGGGAAATTCATTCGGGCCGTGGCCTCGCGCCAGGCCCATAACAACAACGGGAGGAGCGTTATGGACAAGGACGAAATTTTGGCAATGATCAAAGAGAAGCGGCCGGATCTTCTCGAGGGAAAGGATCTCGAAACGCTTTCCGACGAGGATATCAAGGGCCTGGCCCGGATGGCGATGGAGACGCCGATGAAGACGCCGATGAAGACGCCCGCAGAGAATGACCCGGGCGGGGGCGACAATGGCGGCGGGGAAGCGGGCAATCCGCCCGAGACCGGCATCAGCAAGGAGGAGTTTCAGCTTTACAGGTGCTCCCAGGATCTGGACCGGGCGCTTGAGAGCGGCAAGGGGAAGGACCTGCCCGAGCATGCGAAAAAGCGGATGAGGAGCGCTTTTAGGTCCAGGATCTTTGAAGCGGATGAGCTGGATCGCGCCATCGCCGATGAGATGGACTACCTGGCGAAGATCGATGAATCCCAGCGCGGTGACGGGGACCCGGTGCCTGCCCCCAGGTTCATGGGGGGGCTGAGGTCCATCGAAAAGCTCCAGATGGCCTGCGACAGACTTTTCGGGCTTTCGGAGGAAGATCTCAAATGGTCCGTGCAGCACACGAGGCTGGATAACCGCCCCTTCTTCGAGGACATGGAGATGCGGTCCGTGCAGGACTATGACGATTATAACAGCGTACCTGCCTACACGAGCATCCGGGATATGTACGCCCTTCTCACGGGGGATCCGGAGGTCTCGGGCCGGTTCAACAGGAAAAAACTGCCCCCTGATCTCAGGGCCATGATGGACATCACCAGCAGCACGTTCTCCTATGTGCTGGGGAACACCCTGGGCCGACGGCTTGTGAGGGCTTACAGGCAGATGGATTTCAAGGCGGATCTTTTGATCTCCATCAAGAAGCCGGTGAGAGATTTCCGGCAGCAGGAGGCGGTGCTGGTGGGCGGATTCCCGGATATCGAGGATGTGGATCCCGAGGCTGGCGATTATAACGAGATCGCGACCGTGACGGATGAGGAATCCACCTATACGGTGGGACAGAAGGGAAATCTCCTCACCATCACACGGAAGACCATCATCAACGACGACATTTCGCTGATCACGAGGCTGGTGGACGGTTTCGGCCGGTCCTTCGGAAGGACCCACGGAAAGTACGTCTGGAACATGTGGATAGACAATGACGCATGCTCGGACAGTACGAGCTGGCATACGAGCGGCCACGGAAACCTGGGCTCGACCGCCCTTTCACACACCACGGCCTATACGGCGTGGACGGCCCTGGCGAAAATGACCGAGAAGGACTCAGGCGAGAGGATCGGGCTGATCGACGGGTCTTTCGAGCTGAACCTGGTGGGGCCGCCCGACGTCAAGAACCTCATGAAGCGCGTTGCTCACGAGGAATTCTATTATACGAGCAATGACGTTTCCACCAAGATTCCCAACCCGCTTTATGAGGAAGTGGACGATCACGTGATTACGCTTCTTACGGACACGAACGACTGGGGCATGATGCTTCCGCCCAACATCATTGATCTTGTCGAGATGGGATATCTTAACGGCAGGGAAGAGCCCGAGTTTTTCGTTGCGGACAGCCCTCAGGCCGAGCAGGTCTTTGTTGCCGACAAGATCAGGCACAAGGGACGGCACGAATACGCCGGGGCGCCCATTGATTTCCGGGGGACTTATAAGGCGCAGGTATAGGGACAGAGGGCAGACGACAGAGGACAGTAAAAAACTGAAATAAACTGAAATAAACTGAAACATAAATACCTCAAAGGAGGGAGAATCATGATCGGTTTTATAAGAGAAAATAAGGGGATTTCCCTATTATGCTTGATGGTAGTGGTCGCCATCGTGGCGGTTTTCATGCTGGGGATCCTGAATCCCCCTGTGAAGGCGGACACGTACACCATGAACCCGCACTGGAAGAAAAAGTGGGAAAGATTCAATGCGGTGACGGCAGGGGCTACATTTATCCCTGTGGGTGCGCCGCTTGCATACGACCGGGCATCCGGCAGGGTGGACCTGGCCGATGCAAGCAACAGAAACAGGACCCCCTGCATCGGCTTTGCAGGCACGGAATCCTCCGCTGCGGGCACTAACATCGAGGTGATTACAAGGGGCATCTTGAGCGGGATATCATGCGGGCTCGGTACGGAAAACCTGAGCGCCATCACGCCCATCGGCGTGCCGCTATTTCTGGCGGGCACGGGAGGCGTATACAATCGCGATGCGACCGGCGTGACTCTTTTCTCAGGCGTGAGCGATGCAGGAAACTCGATCTATCCATCGGGTACCACGCAAACGGTGGGCTGGGCCATGCACCTGTCGGACAGGGCAGTGACCACCGGCGTGACCATCGGTACAGACACCTATTATATCGACGTCCAGATGCCTGTGCCGGGAAAACACAGCTATTATAGCCATTAATTCGCGGGGCACACGAAATAACGCCAGCAGCGGGAGGAAATCATGAGGCTTATATCATTTTTTGCCCTGCCGACCGGAAAAGTGCGCTCCTGGGCTATCCTGGGGCTTCTGGCGGCCTTTTTCGGCCTTGTAACCACCGGGAATTTAAGGGCCGAGGACCGCAAAACTAAAATTATCACCTACGCTTCGAGCGCCGCCTACACGGCAGGGGCCACCAATTCAAGCGGCTTCCTGGTGGATAAATACCACGAATGCGTGCTGATAGTGAACATTACGGCCGTCAGCGGCACGCCCACCCTGGACATTGACGTCCAGACCTCCGATGACAACAGCACCTATTACTTTCACACCCGCCTCGACACCATACGAGTGACGGGGCAGACGGCATTCAAAATCACGAACTTCGGGAAATACGTGCGCGTCAGGCATACGGTGGCGGGGAGTACGTCTCTGACGTACACGATCAAGGGAGTCTTTAAGAATTGATGATTTATGATTGGTGATTGAAAGGAAAATGACAATGAGAAAATTAATTTTAGCGATGGTTTTTGCGCTTATGCTGACGGTCCCGGCGCCGGGCCTGGCCGGGACTTTGATTCTGGACATGACCATGTCCACGACCATGACTTCCAGCTCCGGAGGTGCGAGCATTTTCGCGGTCTCCACGCTCTCGGGTACGTATGTGACCGGCCTCGCGGCCGATGACACCGTCATCCCCGACCTGACCAATTACGACGGGTCCTACTCCATCCAGGTCAATGACATCACGGTGCAGGGAGACGCCGGGGGGGATAACAGCGGTGCGACATTCGAGGTCGTCGCCCAATTTTCAAATTTAAACGACTCGGATGCATGGGCAGGGGCGTCGGAATACCAGGTTGTTTGCGGCGTTACGCTGGGATCCGGGGCCACCATTTACGTATACGATATTTCGGGGCCGACCACTGCGGAATATATGCGTGTGGCCTTGCGGTCATCATCGGGCATCACGCATTATTCGGCAGGGACAGCGAGGCTGATCGTTAAGTAGTCATGAGCAATAGACAGGATTACATCTCGGCGGTCGAAAAGTTCGTGCAGGGGGAGCTGCCCCTGGGGGAGGCGGACATTATCCTGGCCATCGGGATGGCCGTGAAGGCGCACTCCAGGCACAAGCCCAGGGTGATCGTTGAAGACGAGGACGGGGACGGCGGGTTCGATTATGCCGTGACCCTGCTTTCGTACTGGTCCGACGGGTTCAGCGTGATCAAACAGGTGGAGTACCCGGTGGATGATACGGATGAGACGCCGGACATCCTCCAGGATGACGAGTGGATGATCTATGAGACGCCTTCGGGGAAGTTCCTGCGCTTCACGGAAGACGAGCCACCTCGAGCGAGGATTTCAGGGTGACCTACACTGGGCTTCACACCTGCACGGATTCGGCCTGCACGGTGGAGGGCTTTGACGAGGAGGCGGTCCAGGCCCTGGCAGCCGCATACTTTTGCGACATGCTGGCCACCTACTACGCCCAGAGCCAGGACAGCACCATCGAGGCGGACGTGGTGGATCACATGGGCAAGGGCGGGGAGTACTCGAAACGGGCCAAAGGGTTCAGGAAGATGTATTTCGATCACCTGGGCATCAAGGAAGGCCAGACGATGCCTGCCAGCGTGACCTATGACCAGGACAAGAAGGCGAGCTGGGCCAGCGATAAGCTGACGCATAAGAAGAAGTACCGGTAGAAGTGCCTAAAGTTTGAAGTGACTAAAGTGAGCTAAAGTTGAAAAGAATATGATCGAGCCCAGGGTTACATGGAATATTACGGATCTCGATGAGCTGGCGGCAAAGTATCCGGGCGTGGCACATGACGAGGTTTTCAGGGTCGTGGACCTGGCCATCCGGAGGCTTGAGAAGGAGGTCGTGGAGCGAACGCCCAGGGGCGTGGGCGGGGCCGGGGGGCTTGCGGGGTCCATCGCCGGGGAGACGGTGTCTGCGGGAAGGCGTGTCAAAGGTGTCGTGGGGACGCCTCTTGAGTACGGTGTCGTTGTGGAGATGGGACGGAGGCCGGGGCAGCGTATGCCGCCGGTGGCGCCCATCGCGTTGTGGGCACAGAGGAAACTGGGTGTACCGGCCGATGAGGCGGAATCGGTGGGCTTTGCCATTGCCAGGAAAATCGCGGTTAAAGGCTTTAAGGGCGCCCGCATGTTCGAAGACGCCTGGGATGATACGGAGCGCTGGGTGCAGGACATGCTCTATTCGATCCCGGAGCGGATCGTTAAAAGACTTCAGGCGGAATGAGCTGAATGGCCTATGAAGACATAAGAGAGCAGGTGGCGGCGATCCTGGCGTCGGTGGACGGGGCAGGCATTGTGCATCAATTTCAGAGGTGGGCCGCGAACAGAAAGGCGTTTGTGGAGCTTTTCAGGGATCCGGACAACAGGATTAACGGGTGGATCATCACCAGGCAGCAGGCGCCCCAGAGGAAGGTGACGATGGGGGAGAAGGAGCGGGCGCACATATTCCTTCTTCGCAAAATATACGGGCATGACGACGAGGCGGGCAGCGAGCTTGTTTTTCAGAAACACCTGGAGGATGTGCAGAACACCTTTGACGATGACGATTACGTGGATCTGAATGATGAATGCCTGACCACTATTCCCGACTGGGGACCCATGAGCGGCCTGGCCGGCTTCCAGATCGACAATGCGGCGGACCTGCGGCTTATCAGCGGGATTCTCTGCCATTATGCGGAGTGCAGGCTTTGCGCCATAGAGCGGGTGGAAGACACGTAAAGGAGCGGCCTGGCGGCCTCTAGGAGCGCTACGCTTGAGGAGCGCTGCGCTTGAGGGGCGGGCCTGGCGGCCCTTGAGGGAAAAGAACAGAGGACGGACGACAGAAGACGGAGGACGGAAATGCTTCAGTTAAAAGAGGGTGTTGAATCGTTCCAGGTGGTGGACGGGCCTTTTGCGGGACAGAAGTATAAGAGGGGGAAGGTATACAGGGAGGACCAGATCCCGGAGAATGAATTGCACAAGTTTGTGAAAACAGAGGATCGGGAAATTGCAGAGACAAAGACTCGAAAAAAGAGAAAAGGCAAAAAACCCGGAAAATGATTGTATTTGTCTTTTGCCTCAAGCGAAGCGCTCCTCTAGCGCAGCGATCCTCCAACCTCTAGCACGAACGGAGTGAGTCTATGAGTACTCGAAACTTCATGGCGACCCATAATCAGGTCGCGGTCTCGGCCGCTGCCAGGGAGACGGCCATCAACACGGTGCAGACCCTGGACGTGACGCTTCTGGCGGCACTCGATGACACCATCAACCTGGTGCCCAGGCGGGAGCCCAACGAGAATGAGGCCAGCGGTTATGAAGAGCCGGATCTGGTTTATGATCTGGGGAACAAGGCGGAAGGGACGTTGACGTTTCCGAAGGCCCAGCCCCAGCATTTCGCCTTCATCATGGCGTATGCATTGGGGCTTTGCTACAGCTCGGTGATCGGCTCGGCGGATGAACATGAGATCACGCCCATCGACGGGGACCTGGATTCCAACAGGTCGAACCCGTCTTTTACGGCGGCCCAGCGGTTCGGCAAGACCGTTTTAAAGCGGCGCTTCGCCTCCATGTTCGTGAGCGACTTTACGGCCACGTTTTCCATAGACGACTGGGTCAAGCTGGCGGCCAACATCCGGGGCACGGGCCTGGTGGCCGACAACATGGAAAACGAATCCATCACGGCGAATGATAACGTCACGACTTTGACTTTATCAGCCAACGCGGTGGAGGGGGCCACGGCGGCGGCAAGGCTTTCGAATGTTCAGCGGATCAGGGCGAACTATAATTCGGCCTGGCGAGACGTTTCCTATTCCGCCGTTTCAGCGGCAACGCCGGCGGTGATCACCATCACCTCGGTGGGCGGGGCCGGGGCGAGCATTACGTATGAAGTGGACTACATCGCGGCCGAGAGCGGGTGGATGACGTTTCCATCGAGAGTGACGGAGACGCCTCTCCGGGTGTCGGAGATGACGCTGAAACTGGGCGGGGCCTATATCGATTATGTGACAAACGGGACGATGGAGGCGGATGCAAACTGGGCAAACGCGGGTACACCGGCCGCCAATTCGCGGTCAAGCACGCAGTATCACGGCGGGTCGTACAGCCGGCTTTTCACCCCCGATGCGGCCAACGAGGGCATCCAGGGGGACGCCTTTACGACCGTGACGGGAAGCAATTATCACGTGGCGCTGTGGGTCTATCCCGATGACGCGACCACGGTGACCGTGACGGTGAGAAACGGCGCCAATGACGCGGACATATTCGATCAGTCCTTTACGGGCCTCACCCAGGATGCATGGAATAAAATTGTCTTCAGTTACACGGAGACATCAGGCGGCACAGGGGCCTACATCAAGATCGACGGCGGGGCTGAGAGCAGCGGAGACTGGTACGTGGATGACGTGACCATATGCTCCATGCAGGGCGGCCGCGAGATGACGTCCGAGATCAAGGAGCTGGAGTGGACCTTCACAAACGGCATCGATCCGGAGTTCGTGCCGGGGGCCGGCAGCGCCTATGCATCGCGGGGCCTCAGGGAAGGCAGGGTCCAGACCATACGGCTTGACCGGGAGTTCAGGGAGTACATCTTGCAGCAGCATATCGATGATAATGACGAGCTTGTCCTCTATATCCTGGCCGAGGGAGGGACGGCAAGCAGTCCTCACAATTACCAGGTGGAGCTGGTCTTTCCGGCGGTGAGCATTTTGTCGGCGCCCATCTCTGTTGACGGAAAGCGCGTGGCCGAGAGCGGGGATCTGAGGGTGCTGGAAGATGCGACGCACGGGAGCGTGATCGCGAGGGTGAAGAATTTGCAAACCGCTTACGCGGCTTAAAAGATTGGGGTCGAAAGTCGAAGAGTCGAAGAGTCGAAGAGTAAAAAAGAAAGACCCTTAGACTTTTAGACCCAAAGCTTTGAGGCCCTTGAGGGAAGAGGAAAAAGACAGATGACAGAGGACGGACGACAGACGACGGATGAAGAGCTGGAAGGACTGGTTGTTAAATATGGGGAGAGGCACCGGCAAATGATTGCGGACGCTCTTGGGTGGCTGCGTGAAAAAGAACCCGAGTGGAAGCTTGATATTCCCATGAATCGACAGGCCTTTATTGAGACTCTTTGTGTGCAGGCCGAGTAATGAGTTTTTGCATCAAGCGAAGCGCTCCTCTATCGGAGCGATCCTTTAACCTCTAACGCGAACGGAGTGAGCCAATGCCTAGACGATTAAGCGATGAACTAAATGAGCTAAGAATTCACGACAACCTGTCGGACAGTGTTCTGGTGATCTATTATCGAATGCCTACAACCGAAGAAAGAATCGGCTATTCCAACGAAATGGTGAAAAGGGCTCGAAACAAGCTTATCCCCCGCATGGGCAACGTGTACCAAAAATACGGCGCAAAGATTTTAATGGGCATCGGGGATGGGTGTTTTGAAAAGAAGGTGGGTGACAAGTACGTGCCCATATCGAGCAATCGCGATTACGAACACTTCGATCCGGAGTGGAAAAATCACATTAAAAATTATGCTTCTGACATCATCGAAAAGCTGGCCTTGACGGTTTTTGGCGACAGTGTGGACGATGTGGACGAAGAAACGGAAGACGGGGAGGAGCTGGAAAAAAACTAACCGAGGATCTCCGGGCCATTAGCTCGGGGATCTACTGCGACGACCAGGAAGAAGAGAAGTGCAGGGATCTGTGTGGAGATGGGGATAACCTGATTTGGGCATGCAATAACTGCCCTAAAAAGAGATTGGACGATTTTGGCACTTACACCAAAAAACTTCTTTATATTCGCCGGCTTCAAAAAGGGGGGTATCCATTTAGACGAAATGATCTTACCCCTGAAGAATGGGAAGATCTGGGGAGATTAGAGCAATGCCTGCAAACACAGGAACAATCAGTCTTTCACTCGTGGTTGACGACAAAGGGCGGGCCACTATCAAAAGATTTTCCAGTGAAGCCATAGGGTCATTAGACAGGCTTAAGGTTAGGTCTATATCGGCAGCGAACCGAATGTCTCGCGCATTCAGACGTGTCACCTCGGTACTGACAAGCTGGAAAACTTTAATTCCTGTAATAGCCGGCGCGGCCGGTTTTGGGATGCTGGCAAAAAACGCCGTCAGCGTGGCCTCAAGTTTTGAAGCAATGAAGCTGTCTCTTGATACTATTACCAAGGGCAGCGGGGAGGTCTGGTTTCAAAAGCTAAATCAGTGGGCGCTGGAAATGCCCATCAACACCCAGAAGGCAATACAGTCGTTCATCATGATGCGTGCGATGGGGCTTGAGCCGACCATTGCACAAATGACGACTCTGGTTGATACCACATCGGCACTGGGCGGCAATGAAAAAATCCTTCTAGGGATTGCCTGGGCATTGGGGCAAATAGCGACTAAGGGCAAGGTAAGCGCTGAAGAGCTTATGCAACTGGCAGAGCGCGGGATTCCAGC